AAGTTATAAGCAGGTTGGAAATAAGGTAAAATTTGTTCCGTTATTTGAAGCATGTCATCATTTAACTTAGTCATGATACTAAGTTCAAACTGCATGTTGTATGGAACGGGTAAATACGCTTTTTTCTCAGAGGTTTTATCAGAACTCAGACTTGTGATAAACTGTTGAGTTGTAGTTACCTTTCTCGTGGAATCATAATTTAAACCAATAAATTCAAAAGACATTCTTGGTAATGTCATTTGAATGGGTTTATTCAAATCGGCAGATTGTTCGAGTCTTGCTAAAAACTTTTGTGTAGGCCCGTAAGCAAGAGGAACTTTAATTTCACTTACAGTATCATCACTATCATCCTTATGCTTAATGGTAATTCCATTAAACAATGTTCCAAAAGATATGATAGTTCTTCTGAGTATTTCGTGATAAAAATATTCAAACATTTTATTGTCTGGTGGTGGAATTTAACAAATCCATAACATTATTTATGGAGTGCCAAAAGGATTAGTCTCAGAGAAGTCTAAAATTGAATCTGCTTCACTCTCAAAGATATCATTGTCAGCATATGGTGTAACAACATCATCAGTATTAATAATTCTAAGTTGCCGTGATGCACCACTTTCTGAACCAACAATTGTCTCTCCAACTTCAAATGATCCTGTAACGACCTTAATTTCAAGAACACCAGTGGAAGAATCCCAAGTGTTTACAACACCAGTTGTAGAACTTATTGATCCGGTTACAGTTTCATTAAATATAAAGTCTCCGGTGCTCACCAAATTCGGATCACTAATCGTGATTGTTGGAGTAATTACATATTTTGCGCCACTATCTGTTAATCTGATTGAAGTTACGATACCTGCTGAATTGATAACTGACGTGCCTCTTGCAGTGTGAACTCCTGCTATTAAGTCTACGTAATTCTTCTCCGAAGGATTATTTGATATTGTTACAGTTGGAGGTGTAAGATATCCACCGCCACCATTTGTGATGATAATTCCAGTAACGATGCCACATTGATCAATACCAAACTCAAACGATGTTGTAGCAATTCCAACACTTGTAGAATTCTCTGATAGAGAAATAGATCCTACACCAATAGAAGACACATGTGTTGTAGTAGAAATAAAATTATTTGCAACAACAGGATCATTATGATGGAATGTGAGGCGAACTCTATCTCCAACAATAACACCGACTGTCGATATTCCTGTAATTAGATTAGATTCAGTAGATATTGTTCCAACGGTTTTGATTGAATCAAACCTCATGGTAGCAATACCAGTCGCTATGAATTCGGTATTAATTCCTGCAGCTGCTGCGATTGTGACTGTTGGTGCAGAACCATAATATCCAAATCCACTGTTACCTATGCTTATAGAATTGACAGTTCCAGCAGCTGAAACTGTGACTGTTGCCGTGGCGGTAACTGGAGATGGTGATGAGAAAGATATCGTTGGATTGACAGTATAACCAATACCAATCGTTGCACCACTACCAACAGCCCATGGATCTGTAACATCAAAAGATAATCCTGTAACAACTCCAGTGATTGAATTGATAGTGGCAACACCAACAGCAGTTTGTTGAGGAGAATCAGTTCCTGTTCCTAAACCAATAAGAACTGTTGGTGCAGAAGTATACGCTCTTCCAGTGGTGCTGAACGCTAACGTAGAGGGGTTTAGAGAGGTTCCTGCTATACTGATGGTAGCAGCAGCTATGCTTACGCTTGGTGCAGCGATAGACACTGTGGGTGCAGATGAATAGAATCTACCACCATCAGTTATGGAAAGTGTAGCGACATTTCCACCAGTCGTTTCAAAGTCACTAATTGTTGCAACTGCAGTTGCAGTATCTGAAGATCCAGTGGGTTCGGCAAATGTAACAGTTGGAGTGGTTTTATAGAATACTCCACCAGTGGTTCCTCCGGGGAACAAGTAAGCAGATGCTCCGATGCTTATAGGAGCAGATACTATACTTACACCATTTCCGACGACTGGTGTATCAAGAACTGCAGTAGCAGCTGCACCAACGTGTTTTGGAGGAGTGAATGTAACCAATGGAGCAGTGACATAACCACCACCACTATCAGAAACGGTTACAAATCCAACGGTACGTTCTGCTATAATCGTGGTCGCGGCAACTCCTGATCCTCCACCACCAATAAATGAAATTCCTGGTGCGACTGTATATCCTATTCCTGGATTTATAATTTCTACACCTTGAACTTTCTTTTCATTTGTAGAACCAACACAATCAATCAATCCAGTGATTAAAGTTGCGATGCCTACAGCAGTTAATCCTGCAGTTGGAGCAGAAGAAAATGCGACTCTTGGGGCAGATGTGAAGTTATCGCCTCTATCTGTAAGAGTGATCTTCCTTAATCCATGAGAACGTAGGAATCCAGTAAATGCAGTTGCTGTGGATGCTGAACCAACTAAAGTGAGAGACTGAATGTATCCCTGATCTAACAGATTGTCATCGATAGATTCAACATTTGTATCGAGAACTTCATCCTCAGATCTAAAGAGCTCACATCTTAACTCATAGACGTAATTCTTTTGAAGTTGATAGAAGGGTTTTTCATGTTCAACAAATTTAATTTCAAACAACCTATCACCAAGAGGAAAGTAAATTAAATCACCTTCTTTAGGTCTTGTAGATAATTCAATATTTGGTATATTTTTGATTAGTGGGCTTATATAACTTTCATATCTTTCTTTAGATAAGATGATTGTTAGATCATCTTGATCTTGAATTCCAAATTTAGTCATTAAAGTTCCAAGACCACCATATCCATCATATGAATCTACATATGCCTCAATAGGATAAGCATTTGTAAATTTTGATTCTATTACTTCTTTGATAGCAGTGGTTTTCGTAGCGTAAATTCTAGGGAGGTAGTATACTTCTACTCCATAGATCTTTAACTGTTCGTTAATTAAACTCTGAACTAAACTTTGCTCGGTCTTAGACCCTTGTTGAAAAAATGGATTAAGCATAACATTATCCTATCATGTCTAAGGGGGGTAACTCATAAGTATTAGACATTTTTTCCATTATTTTATCAAGGTCTTTTTCCGCATCATCATATATTTGTCTTCCGTTGAGTTCAATGCCACCAGGTAATTTAACTCCTTGAAATTTAATTAAATTCTGACCCCATTGTCTTTTTATTAATGCAGTCAAATAAGGTTTCAAGAAAGAATCATTGTATACTCTACTAAAATCATTTGGATCAAGAACTCTAAAACAATCAATCACCAAATAGTCTCCAACGGAAACACTTCCCCAATCTATGTCAAGATATAATCTATCCATCCTTTGATTGAATCTTATTTGCTTCTCAGTTGTCAAAAGGAAATCAATATCTTCAAGATAAGTTTTTACCATTGCATATGTTAATAACTCAGTTGATCCCCAGTAATAGATGTCATTAAGGAACAACTGATACTTAACACTAAACATGTTGTTAGTTACAGTGTTAGTGCCATCAAAGTGAAAAATCTTTGTGACCCCAATAACAGAAGGGGGAACCTGAAGATAATTACTGTTTTCTGTATATGAAAAACTTGTCGTGACTCCAGCGATTGATGTTTCTGCAGTTGTTGTTACTATACCTGCAGTAGTATTATTTCTCGGTGCTCTTCCTCTATCAATATCTTCTTGCGTAATTTGATATTTTAAATACATCTGAGAGACACCATCAAAGTGTCTCTCTTGAAAGAATTGAATGGCATCATCAACTAAATCTTCAATTTGCTCATCAGCAACATTGATTTCTAAAACTGGAGCACCCAGTTTTCTTTTACAATAATCTATTAACTCTGATCTACTAGTAGGTTGTGCCATTTAATCACATTTTTCCCTCATATTATTTAGGGTGCTGAAGATACTCCAGATAAAACTAAAATGTTCCCATTGATGATGTTATATACGGTAGATCCAGAACTTACAATAACATCATATACATATCTACCTTCTTTTAAATTTCTTGTGCTCGCTGAACCTAAAGAAATCTTCATTTTACCATCAGCAGCACTGGTAAATCCAACATTAAAAGTTGCAATAGCACCAATGGTTGCACCAATAGCAACACTTTTCGCTAACTGTGCAGATCCAGAGTATCCTGTAAGATCAAATGCTGCTGCAGACGTTCTAACAATATTGAAATTACTCTCAAAATCAGCACCTGTGTTAATCGTTAAATTAACACCATATGGAACGCCTGCATCTGGATCGAAGGTAATACTATTAACCGCCATTTGGTATACCTATAACTTGCATTGTTTCTTGTTGTTTATAATAAAGTTTGCAAAAAGATTTTGCAATGTTTCTTAGAGTTTCACGATCATCGCAACTATCTATCTCATTTGCAATTTTAATGTATTCAAAATTCTTTGAAAGACTTCCAATTTCAATTTGATCAGGATCCATTTGCCAAACTCCTTAGTAAGTTTTTAATTTCATCAAGGTCATTTTTAACAGTATCAAGATCTCTTTCAATAGAATTAATTCTTGATTGATCATCTTGAATACATTTTCGTCTCATAATATAAGACTCATATTCACTTTTGTTTGTATTAATTACAGCATTAGTATGAGTATCTCTAAAGAGAGAACTTTCACCTTCTACTGGGATCAAATTATTTTTCATATCACGCAAGAGCTATTGCTCTAAGATCTCTAATAACTGGAACAAGTGCTTGGTTAGTTGATGTCAAAACTAATTTGATTCTAAAAATTTTAAATGATGTCAAATTGTCAGCACTAAATGTCATTTCTTTAAATGATAACGGACCCGGATCATAGTCATAAAAAGTATTCTTGACAAGTAATTTGTCAGTGGTTCCATTATTATTAGATGGGTCAATAGTTTGCAAATTGTTATTTAAATTAGCGTGTCCTGGGAATGGTGTAAAGATAGGAGTTTCATTTACATCATTTTGCAAAGAGAAGAATGCTCTAATATCATTTGCTTGATTGATAGCACCTGTTAAGATCACCTTCAATGCAGTTGCAGAGTTTTCAAGTGAGACTGGTTTTGAGACATAAAAACAATTGTTTGGATCAGATTCAATTGTGTTCGCTCTCTTATCTGTAATGTAGTTCGTAATTGGATTGTTAATCCTGTTAGATGTAAAAATAATGCTTGATCTAGACATATCCATGCAAGGAGATAGTCTTGAATCGGCGCTTAAAAGATCGCAATTTATTGTGAATGATTTATTACCAGGTAAACTAGTCAATCTTGCATCTTCATTTACTTGCGAAGCGACAACTCTAGGAGAGGAGAAATAGTTGTTATTATTAAATGTTATACTTTGGAAACCTTGATCTAAATATGGAGTTTCGGATCCATCAATACTTTGACCAGAAATGGTTCTGGCGGCAGCTGATAATGTGGTCAATTTCGGATTAATAATATCCATTTTTGGTGTGATAATTTCAAATGGAACATTATATGTTGCCTCAACATCTGATCCACCAAAAGAATTGGATTCTCTGAAGAACAATTTGGGGAATCCAGTTCCAGTTCTATCAGTTATGTCAGTTCCAGATGACATGTCAACTTTAATATTATAGTGATCAAGACCAATTTGATCGCTGACATTAGCATCATTCAAATTATGTGTTTTGTTTATTCTTAAGAGTGAAACATTATTCAATTCATACTTATAGATTAAATTGCCATTTGTATATGGGAATGCTTTTGTTCCATCAATCTCTCTAGTGATACCGGTGAGAGTATTATCAGAGGTTCCAGTATATTTGATAATTTCATCATTAATTATTACATATCCAGGATTTGTGCTGCCAACACTCACACCCTCAAAAGTTGTAAAGTTTGCAGTGCTTGCAACTGAAATATTAGAAGTTGCAGAAGCGGTGTAATCTACAGACAATGTAGTTGGTATAACGTCTGATTTGGCGTGAGAAATAGTTACTTTGTTTACATCAGAGTGCATTCCATGATTTCTATGATTAACCTTAAAATGTAAACCATCACTTACTGTTTGAATATCACCAGTAATAATTACGTTTCCACTCTTAGTGCTGTTAAGAGTTGTTGTTACTCCAGCACTGTTTTCAAAGGTTAGAGTACCACCAGCACCCACGGTAAAGTCACCTTGAACTTCACTCAAGATAAGCTCATTTGCTCCAGATATAGATTCAACACTAAGTCTAAGGTTTCTACCGACTGATGAGACGCCTATATTAGAGACAGTAAGCAAATCACCTACAGCATATCCGACACCGCCGTTAGAGACGGTTGCAGCGACTGCAACACCCGTGTTAATAGTCACATTTACAGTTCCATCTCTTCCTGTTCCAGTGACATTCGTAAGACTTAAATTGTTATACGTTGTGCCACCAGCACTTGGAGTATATCCAAGACCTGCATTTGTTATAGAAAGTGTTGCAATTGTTCCAGCACTTCCAACGTAATTGCCAGTCGCGCCAGATGTTAACTGAGTGATAGTATTTCCAAGTTGAAGATCAGAATCATTTACCGTCGTTCCAAGACCAACTCTTACAGTCTTAGTTTCTACATCAAAAGGATTATTTCTAAGTCTTGACAATCCGTTTGTTGGAAGAGTTGGATTGAAGAATTGAACAGATCCAGTTTCAACAAAGTCAGCTCTATAGAGTTCAAACTTTAGATCTTCATACTGACTTGCATCCCAACTTGAAGCATTCTGTGATTTGAAGAGTGATCCTAAAACTGGTTGAACAGATACAAATACTTGACCTGCTTCGTTAGCAGCAGAAGTTACATCTGGTTCTCCAAGTCTTGAAATCCATGCAGTATATTCTGTTGAATCTGAAAGAAGAACGATAGCATATTCTCTTAAACCATTTAAGTAAACGGGAGATTCAAATGTAAATGTTGTAAACGCTGTTCCATCATCAGACAGATTAACATTTTCTGGTAAAAGTTCAACTTCAGAGAAAGGTAAAATTTTAGTTGTTGGCATACCAACTTGCATTTCTCTTAGCTGACAGTATACTGGAAGAGTATCGTCTTTTGTTCTGAAATAAACTCTTAAACTTGTAACAAAAATACCTGTTGTATCATCAACATAGAATGATTGTGCAAGTGGGTCTCTTCTAACATTTCTTACATTAGTTACGTTGGTAACGTTGTTAGTAACATTAGTGATGTTTTGTTGAACTGCAGTAACCTCTGTACTAGAAGTGGAAGTACTACCTGCATTAGCAGTTGCAGTTGAACTAGCTGTCAGTGTTCGTGTCTGTTCAAACTCTTCATGTTCTACTCTTGCATTTCTAAGGGAAAGTGTAACTTCCTGTGTATTGTCAGTATCACCTTGAGAGAAGAATATTTCTTCTGCAGAAGATGTCACAACACCACCAATCCTACTATTAATAGAACTAGTTGTTAATCTGAATACATTTCTACCAGTTTCAAATTGAGGATTTCCTGGAACGTTTCCATCAGGAACAAGGAAGTTTCCTATTAATGTTCCAACTCTGTCAGCAATTAATCTAACATTGCTTACTGTAGCAACTGCACCACTAGTTTGACCTCTTAAAATCATTCCAGGTCTTACCCAACCCCAAAAATCAGGTTGCCTTTCATTAGATAAACTAAAATTATCTACATTAAGTATTGTGCTTGTAGTTGAATATGATCCAGGAATAGTTGTTGTTCTGTCATATGGATTTATATCATAAAAATCAGTTGGATCATTATATGGTCCGTATTTGTGGTTTGAATTAGCAACTCTGAAAGAAATGTATGGAAGTGTGGATGTATCAAATCCATCCACTACTTGTGCTGTAGGGCTAACACCAATAACATTTTCACCTACCTGGAAGGTTCCAGTTGTCATGCTTATTTCTAAAAGTTTTGGAGTGCAGAAATCAGAAACATCTACGCCGTCAAAGAATGTATACAACTGCGTATTCGGTTTCATGCGTCTAGCAGTAAACATAACGTTTCTAGAACGCATGAATTGAATGATATTTCTACTTACGATCCTGTCACCAAGAGACTCTGTATCAATCTGTTCTCTAATCGTATGTTGAATGCCCGATCTACGTTGATCAAGGTTTGTAGTAAGGCTTACGCTTCCACCAACGTCAACACTTGTTGTTTGCGATACTGTTTGGGCACCTGTATCTGGATCTGGATCAGAAGTGCTACTAGATGTTTGAACATTTACATCCAGCGTCATTCCAAGATCTTGACGAATATTATTGGTTTCCCAAGAATTCCAAATAATTGGGCTTACACCTAGTCGTGATCCATCAGGAAGGTCAGTTATCTCTGCTCTTAGGGCTTCGGCAACTCCACGGAATGATCCTTCCATCATTACGTCTCGAAGTTCAAGGCGATTGACATCAATCCATACATCTACAGTTGGTGTTAATTCAATGGATCCTTGATAATTGTAAACAAGATATGGAGTTACATTTTCGACTCTAGTCGCAAATGGTTGTTGTAACCAGAGAGACTCTGAGTAGTCTAAACTAATCACATCACCGGTTCTTCTAATGTTTGTTCCAGTGATGTTTTGGAGGAAGTTTCTATCAAGACTTGTATTGGAAGTAGTTCCAAGACCAGCAATTGCATCTGATCCTAGTTCTAAATTTAATTGAGTGGTGTAATGAGATGGTCTTAAAAGACCATTTTCCAAATCAACACTATTTTTTACACCAATACTTGTGTCTTGAGTATTAATTGACGAGAAATTATCAATAAAGAATCCTGATTTAAATCTGTTCAATCCTTGAGAATCTGAGATAAAAAGGTTGGATGTAGTATTCTCAAGTACGGAAAGACTACTATAGTATTCTAAATTCTTCACTCTAGTCTCAATTCTTGAGATATCACTCATCTGATATCTCTTATGCTGAACAAAAGAAACTTGAACATCATTTACATTATAAAGAAAAGGAGGAATAGCAACATTAGCAACGTTCAAAGCGTCAGAAACTTCAGATGGAAGTTTTGGATTATCCGATGGTTCTCCTATTTTAACTTGAAATGTTCCTTCTGTAGTGAGATAAATCCTATCAATTCTAGGTAAAAAATATCTAAAACTTAATGTTTGAGATTCATCAGATGCAAAAACATGATCCGTGCTATGGTTTCCACTCGTAAAAGATCTTCCTACAAATTCAAATGGAGATCTTGAACCCTCCGCCACTGTATAATCGCTGACTCTAGGTCTAGCGTCTATTATGTCAGTATTTCTTATATTTCTTATTCTGTTAATATCTTTTGCATAATCAAATCCTTCATATGAACTAGCATTTGTAAGATCACCAGTGTCAGAGGAATCATGATATCCTCTTGCAAATACAATCTTGAGTTGATTTGTAGGAACTTTAATTCCTGGTTTACGCACTATGGAACTAGTTCCATAAAATGTATTTGTTTGACCATTATCAAAATCAAAATTACCACTTACATTTTTACTTCCCTGATTTAAAGTTCCAGCAATTGCGCTTACATTTGAACTTAAGAATCGAACAATCTCTCCCTCTTGGAAAACATTATTATTTAAGTAAACAAACGAAATTTTGCTACTATTCTCTTGAACACTGTATAACCCTCTTGCATTACTGATCGATCCAACAAATTCTTCACCAATTATTAAATCATCAGTTTTTGAAGATGGTCCGTCAAGTGATCCAAGTGTTAAATTGGGTAAAACTGGTGCGGAAGCGTCATTTGATTGATAAATCGCGTGAATTTTGATTACATCAGGAACGTTTAATGAAATTCTCTCATCTTGAACTCTCGTTCCAAAAGGATAATTTCCATACGTCAAACCATCATTTGTAGTTGTTGATCCAGTTCCAGACTGACCCAAATAAGATTTGTCTACAACTAAAATTTCAATTTCAGATTTTCTCTTTGGTTTAGTTACAACAACATCTTTTCTGATAGTGGCAGTTAATTTTGCATCTGTGTCATTACTTCCCAACCCATTTATTATTAATTGGCCACTCCCAGGTTGAATGTCAAATTTATCTTCTGTAAGAGTTTCAAGTGTTCCATCAGATCTTGATAAAATATATCTTTCCTCATCAAAAGGCAAGAAGACTAAATTATCACCAGCAGTAATTGTTCCAGTTGAATTGTCTGTAATTGAAACGTCATAATCCTTTCTCAATACAATTGATGAACTTGTTAAATCGACAGACTCAACATTTTTCTTAGGTAATGTTGCAAAAAGACTATTGTTATTATCAGTTTCTTTTGCTTCAGTAAAAAGTAATGATAAATCGTTAAGATCTGTAGAATCTGCAGTTGGGAGACCTCCATCACAAACACCGGTTACTGTTGTAACACCAGTAACAATTATAGAATTTGTATTAACTTGCGTAATTTTTGCAAAAGAAGGTGTGGTAAATCCACTTCTTGTATACTGAATTAAATTACCTGTGGTTACAATTCCTGGGAACGCAAGAGTAGGGCTAGTAATTGTTGAAATGGTTCCTGCTGCATTTGTTGTTCCAGAAATTTCAGCATTTTCACTACTAACAATTTTTGATACTGAGGGTATGATATCAGCAGAGAATGTTTTAGAAGCACCTACATTAGAAAATAATGATTGCACATTTGACAGACTATAGCTAGTAAAAGCTGTGCTAACTCTTGTCTCTGTGCTGTTGTCAAAAATTAATTTTTCACCATTGATAAAATTACCCGTAGCTTGATAAACTGTCAATGCAGTTCCAGCACTTACTGCATATCTTAAAAATCCTGTTGCGCCACTTGAGTCACCTTTAATAAAGGTAGGAACTGTTAAAGTAACTTCTTCATTAATAGAAAGGTCTCCGTAGGTTTGTACGTCAAATAAAGAGATATCCCATCTATTTAAATTTGTATTGGCAACATCATATGCACCTGATTCTAATGCAAAATCATAAACTCTTGCAACACCAATTTCTCTTCCAGGAGCAGAATATGAACTAAATCCTACTCTTGAGTCTCTCAGACTTATAGTCGAAGATGTGTTTATTCCGATAGATGGAGCTCCCGAAACACGGTTTACCGTCAGTGATGATCCAAAATCGAAATTTACAGATTGATTTTCCAATAAACTAGTTACTCTAGTCTTAGGCGCATCTAAAAAAGTAGGAGCAATCGTTTCAACTTCATATCCTTTTACATAAGCTTTGCCAGGGCTAATTTTATAAACTAATAAGTCATCATTTGGAGTTTTTCCAGTAGAAGTAAGAGTATCTGGTTTATAGATACCACCATTTCCTTTTCCATCATTTAAACTCTCCTTACAAAAAACGTTAAACGATTTTATATAATAGTTACCAGATTCATCAAAAGTTCTTCTCGCAAATTCATCAGCAATTAAATTATAATTTGTATTTTTGTTTATTCTTCTTAAAACACCATCCTTTACATTTGCTAATTCAACAAAGTTTGGAGTTTCAAAATCATCAATTGATTTTTTCGCTAATTTAGCTGTGATTTTTAAACGATCTGCTCCTGGAGCAGCATAGTTGTTAAATCCATTCGCATTATCATTGAGAAAAGGATCTACATCAGCAGACACTAATTCTTCTATAACATCTAACCCAACTCTATATGATGGATTATTTGTATATTGATCAAGTATAAGAACTTCATTTTTAACTGCTACAAAATATCCTCTAATAAAATATACACCCTCTCCTATTGCAAATGCTGATCCAATAGACGTTGAATTTGTTGCTATTGTTCTAGCAAAACCTTCACCCTCGGTAATAAAACTATTTCCAAATGTGATAGTGTTTTCAGTTATCAGATTTTCTCCATCATCAAAATCTCTTGTAGAATTATTATTTTGATTAGGTTCAAAATAATCAACATATAGTGTAACATTTCCTCTTTCAGAATCATCAGAGGTGAGAACTTTTCTTATTCTTGCAACTACACCAGAATTTTCTCCTCTAATTTTTAATCCAATTAAATTATCAAGATATAAAGATACTGGAATTCCTAAAAAATTATCCTCTACTTCAACAGCATGAAAATTTTGAATATATGTCAAGTCACCAGGAATTACTTTGGCACCCTCTTTAAAAAAGTGATTACCAAACTGCTCAACTTGGTTTTGTAAAATTGACTGGAGAGTGGTTAACTCTCTTGCTTGAACAGGATATCCTGGTTTAAATAAAACCTTATAATAGTCATTAGATTTTCCGCCAACTACCGGTTCATCGTAGTCATCAAAATATGGAGCTACATTGAGGTTTGTTTCTTGAGACATAGTTCCTTAGAATTGCAAAATAACTTTAATATCTTCTTTTTGGCTAGATGATCTAGTAATCGATGGTCTATTATCAACGTAAATAATGTTTCCAGAATATTTTTTAACTTCTGGTTGAGAGACACCTTTAATAAAAGATTGTCCTAGGTAGTAGGTTCTACTATTTATTACAGTGCTCACACCCGGATTTGAAGCACTTCCAAAACTTGTTTGAATTGCTAAAGTAGCACTTCCTCCTATAATGTTTACAGATCCACCTGATCCGATATCTGCGGTAAAACGATGTGTTTCAAAACCAAATGTAGGTGACGAATTGAATGTTCCAGATGTGTTAAATCCTGATGCAGTTCTATCCTGCCAATACTTTAAAACTCCCGTATTTTGATCATACGATACGACCCTTCCGAAAGCAGTTGATCCAACGCCAATTGTTTGTGTAATATTTGTGTCTGGATTGAATACAACTGAACTATATCCAGAACCAACCAACTTTAACGCATAGAGAGCACTTGCTTTATCTAATTCTAAAATATCCGTTGAGTCATAAGCAACTGGGCTTTCAACAATACCCACTCTTGCAACCTCATTACCAGTTACAAAATCTGGATTTTCAGTATCATTTTCAATACGAGAATACATTAAAACATTATATGCTCCAAGTTCTCTATAGATGTCTGCACCATGACCACCTGCTGGTGGTATAATTACATTAAATATAGGAGAGGTAGATCCAGTTGGAACTCCTCCTCCTTCAAGATCTAAAGTTCCATACGTATAGTTAGATCCTCCCTTTGATACGGTAACTGTTTCTACTTTAGCATCATTGTTAATCGTAACTGTCGCTTCAGCACCTCTACCGTCTCCACGAATGGGAACCCCAGTGTAAGTTCTATTTGCGGTTCCTAAACCAACTCCTCTATTGACAATAGTTACTATTTTTAATTGACCACTTACAGCAGCGTTATCTCTTACTGCCGCATCATCTGAATTAGTGCTCCAATCTTTAGGAACAGGCATGTAGTTTGTTCCATCAAACTTTACAATATCACTGGGGCTGATTGTGTAAAGATATTTCCAAATATATCCATCACCACTAGTTCCTGCTGCTCTTGGTTCTAAGTCAGTAAAAGTAGGTTCATCGAGTGAAGGTCTTCCTGAAGTATTATCAGGTGACGTTCCATTTTGTAAGCAAATATAAACTCTATAATCTTTATTTAAAATAAAATAATTTGCAGAATATAAATCAACTGAATTCGATGGTTGTGATGGGTTAGTAACACTTATATCATGACGATACATGTCATAAGTGGTGCCTGATGCCCATGTCAACTTAGGAACAACCTGTTTGGCATCATCTTTCGTTATTTTTTTCAAACCAATCATTGTATCCCAATATTGGTTTTCTTCATTGAAATTATCCCTGGGGGAGGGAGGTGTAGTATTCCAATCAGCATCAAAATCTGTGGGGTTGGGTAGGGCTACAAAAGAGTAATATGAATTGCCCGTAGAACCGACCCCAGCTACGAAATTTTTTGCATTTAATATACGAAGTTGGTCAGTTATTATTGCTGCCATTTTACAGGATTTTTTATTTATTTATGAGGTGTAATTTACAGATTTAAGAGGATTGACTCTTCTCAAAATACTTGATGTTGAAATACCAGTAAATCCATCATTAGTGTAAGCATTGAAAGATTGTGGTAAAGTTCTTCCTGCAAGAGTAACTCTTCCCCATGAGTATTCACCGTAGAAATTACTAAATCCTAATCCAGAGAGTGAATTAAAAGACTCAACACTGACAGTTACCTTAGCAACTGTTGTTACGCCATGACCAATAACCGCAGTATTGGCGATTGAAACTGCAGCGACTTCATATACATTATCAAGGAATGTCGATCCAATTCCTAACGTAGAACCACCACTGTAAAGTGATGTTACACCATTTCCAATATTCGATGCGAATACTGTGAAATAATACCCAGTTTGAATTCCACTAACTGTTGTCACACCAGACATAACATTAGCATCTCTTAAATATGAATCGGGAGGTATGAACAAATCAAACACTATTCCTGTTGATGCAATACCAACTGATGTTGTTGACACTCCTGTAATTACGCCAAAGTCACCTTCATAAATCGCATCAGTAATTTTTTCCCTCTCTAATTTGGGAGGTTCAAATAGAACTGATGGTGGATTAGTGGATGTATATCCTGTTCCAGGACCAGTAACTGTGAGTGAATTTACAACTCCACTAGAAATAGATGAAGTTGCAGATGCTCTTGTGGTTGTTCCAAGACCCACGGGATTACCAATGGTAACAACTGGAGCAGATGAATATCCAAAACCACCACTACCGATTGTAAGAGATGTAATGGTTCCTGCTGCAGAAACATTAGCTGTAGCTGATGCAGAAACTTTAGAATCTTGAGAAATTATTTCAATAGTTTGCTTGTTGATATCAAGGGGATTTTCATTATCAGGATCAAAGAATGGTTTGACACTTTGAACAAATGCTATAGTTGAACCAATACCAACACTTTGAATCAAGAGTGTTGTTGGATTTACTGCTGGTTCATATTTAACCCTATCTTTTCCTACGATAACTCCATTAATAACTTTGTCTTCGGTTTGTCTGCACCACTTCAAAGGTCTTACAATTGTATCATCATCAGTGATTCCAGGACCTGCATATGGATTTGTCTGAACAGAATCAGTTGTATTGATACCTGATACTATTCTCTTATCTTGCTGTAAATAAGCATCATTCAATCCTGAGTCGTAATTAAGAGTCAGAGAATCGCCAACTTTTACTGTTTCAAGAATGTCTCTGAAAACAACATCAATATCTCCACTACCTTTATAGAAGAGAACTTTCGCCTTATCTCCATTTTTAGGTGCCTCTGTAAATTCTACAATACTGCCACCATTAAAGACATATGCTTGACCAGGAACTTGTAAAATATCATTTATAAAGATCAAGAGAACAGAGTCTACGCTTACATTAGATCCTTTTGCAGATCTGATAGAAACAAACTGTTGGTTTAGTTTGAGTTCAAATGTTTTATTTGACCCATTAAATAAAGATTCAAAACTATCTAATACTTGCAACTGACCCAGAGACCAACCAGAGAATTTATCATTGAATGTTTTATCAATATCAATTTGGAATTCTAAGAATGTTTTAGTGGTATCTGTTGGAATTCCAGTGTTTCCTCCAGTTTCAACAGTAAGAATCTCTCCTTGACCATATGCATATCCTGTATTAGAAATTGTAAAATCGATAACACTAGATCCTTGACCAACAACAACATCTACCTTTGCTTGTGTTCCAATACCCTGAACAGAATCAGAACTGTAAATTAAGGGTAGATTAGAATATGACAGAGGTTCGTCAAATACAACTGTTGGTGGATTGGTAGATGTGTATCCGGTTCCAGGATTAGTAATAGCAACCCCGATAATTCGACCATTGCTAACTGACGCTGTTCCGATAAATTCGATGTTAGGAGTGCCAGTGCTTAAAGTTTGAACGCCAACATTAACGACTGTCTGAATTCCAATTCTATATCCTGCACCACTATTACCAATGCTAACTGACTGAATCGTTCCAGCAGCAGATACAGTGGCTGTGCCTCCTGCAGAGATAAGTGGTTGTAAACCAAATCCTTGTGTAGATCCAACAGAAACTATCACTCCACCAACAGGAACACTAGAAGTGTTAACATCATATCCTACAGTTGCACCAAAACCACTAAATCTAACGCTTGATACTCCTGCACTTTCAATCAAATCATAATCTTGTGTTGCTGCTTGAATACCTTGTGGTCCTTGGAATACTCCATTGATCAAAATTATTCCATTATTAGTAGAGAATCCTGCTACAGATACTCCTTCAGATCTTAAAGTAAATGTCTTGCCAACTCCAGTAAATTCGCTAGAGATATCATCAAAAACGTAGTTTTCATTATATGCTTCGGATGCAGTTCCTACTCTCGCACTTCTCATGAATGTTCTTCCATGGAATGTAGAGTGAGTTTGAATTCCTTGATAATCTCTTTGATCTGGTGGATTGGTTGAGGTAGCAATAGGAGTCAATCCTTGTGGTGCTTCAACGAAATTAATAGTGTTGTCAATAATGTTATAGTTTCCATCAACGACAGTTACTAAGTCACCTGAAGAGTGAGCTGCTAATCCAGTTCCTAATTGGTTTCTATCGACTAAAACAATATTGGTGCTGCCAAATCCAACTGTGTTGATTTTCATAATTTCATCATTCATCTTGATGAAATTGCCACCAAAGAATGATGTCACTCCGGTTAGTGTAACTCTATTATCAGTGAGTTCTACATCCAATGCTAGTGATGATGTCAGAGCAGTTGCAACAATAGGAGACTGAATGTAATTGTCTATTGTAATTAATGCTTTAGAATTTTGATTTGTTGATGTAATTGAATGAGATGTTCCAATTCCAACGCTAGTGATGTTAAATGTTTTGGGTGATCCCGCTAAAGCATCAGTTGGATTGTCAGCAAATTTAATTGTGCTTTCATTTGTTTTGACAACATATAATGTAGATGGTAACTTATCAGTTGTTCCAATTCCTGTCACAGATGTTGTTGCAATACCAATAGCAGATGTTGTGCCAGCACCAGCGTAAGTATAATTTACTCTTTCTCCTGATACAAAGAAGTGATCGGGAATTGAAATAGTGCTGCTTGAAACATCAATAATATCTGTGCTGCTTCCATCAAAATTTCTTCTGAAGATTTCGTTTTGATTATGGAAGAGATTAAAACTCTTCTTCACCGCAGTTTCAGTTCCTTCATAAGTGCCATTGTTGCTTACAATAGCGGCATTATTCAAATCAATTTCAGTAGATGTAGCGAGACTCTCTTTTACTAAACCAACAGCATTTTGGAAAGATCTAACCTCAACATCAATATTTGCCTCTGGTATGAAGGAAAGTGTGGTTCCAGTTGATGTGATGCCAGCACTAATAATTCCAAGGTTTGAATGTGACTCAATAATACCAAATTCAGTTAATGAAGGTGTAGTTCCATCATCGACGACCAAGACTTCGGAAAGTTGATACTTTCGATTAGTTTTATCTTCTATACTTACAATATAATATGAACATGCATGATTATTAGGATATTCAGTAATTGTGTTGATACCAGGTGAAGATGTAGCAGCGATAGAAACATAACCCGAATTAAGGAATGTTGTGCTTAATTCTTGTGTTCCGATTCCGGTAGCACCTGAAGTGCTACTTGCGATAGAGACAATCAGAGTGTTAATTGTTACCCCAACACCTAGAGCAGAGTTTGGAGTGAAATCGATTTTTAAAGTATCTCCATCAATGTGTGGGAAATAAGTTCCCAAACCAGGACCCGCTGACTCATCAATAATTGTATTGTTCGTTAATTGCCCATATTCAAGAAGATCAACATCTGACCCGGTATTAAGAACGTTTAATTCATCAAACTCAAAATATGATCCATCAGTTCCACCTATTTCAACTAAGACTTTTGCAGAACGATATGTAGTAGCAATACCAACTATTGTTGTTGCTGTTGTAGATCCACTTGCCACCGTTACTTGGTTAGAACTAATGTTAACAACTCCTCCAAGATCTGTGCTACTTATACCAGATACGGTGCTCCTAAGATCATGAGATACGAGAGAGACATCGTAGTTGTTTACAGCAAATTTTTCTGGGAAGAAGTTAAGTGATCCCTCAGTTCCAGAAACTGAGAAGTCAAAAGATCCAAGATCTGGATAAGTTTCAACTCTACCATATTGATTTAAGTAACCTGTGGTATTATTATGAAGTAAAGAAACGATCAAGATTTGTCTTTCTTGAGTAAATCTCTTATCTCTTACAAACGTAAAGAACTTTTTAGTTCTTGCACTGTCTAATGCAAATGTATTAACGGTTGTAAATCTTGTAGATCTTGGTTCACTATTAAAATCATTACTAATATCATCAATAATTAAAACACGGTTTCCGACTGATTCAAAATAATCAGTCAAAACTCTATTCTCAAAATTAATTTGAGTAGATACTAATTTTGATCCAATAGTAGTTGTTGTTTCCGATGCGAGATCAAAATAATAATTACAATTAAGATCACCCTCTCCAATTAAATCAGCAGTAACTGATGTTTCACTATCTCCAGCAAACACACCACCAACAGAATCATCTCTCGATTCGATAATTAAATCTGAGAATTTCTTGAATCCTGATGTATGGTTGAGAGAACTAACTGAATCATCCCACTTAGATAAATCAACTTTAGACCTTAATGAATATGAGAAATATTGATAATAATCATTATCAGGTATTCTCTGACTATCTTCATTCAAGAAACCATTTTTATATGACCAACCTTTTTCAACAAAGGATGAAGATCCAAATTTTATAAAAGAATCAAAGTTTGTTCTTCTTACAATTACACCTCTGGTATTTGATGTTTGACCAGTTACAGTGTCGCCAACAAAAATTTCCTTATCCGTGGAGATTTTGACAACCTCTGTCTTATTATTCCAACTTTCTACTTCACCCGTTCCATTAGAAAAATTAACAGTCTCCCCGATTAGGAAATTATTTTTTTCAAGTTGTGAACTAAACGTTGGGAATTGAGTTTGATTTATAATCCTTCCATACGAAGATACATCATCAAATATTCCAGGGAATTCGTTAGTAGATAATAAATCTGAGATATTATAAGTGACTTGACCTGTGTTACCACCTAGCGCAGGGTTTACTGATTTAATAGTAAATAATTCATAGTCATAAGCAGACGAATTATATCCACGAGCTGTTGAACCAACTCCAACACTTGTATTTTCAATTAATACCTTGTCTCCGACAGAGAATGGGAATAGATCACTGAAACCTGTATTGAAACCAACGGTAACATCTTTAGTAGTTGTATTAAATGAGATTGTGTTAATTCCTACTCCATTTGAATTGTTAATTGGGATAATAGTTGGAGTAACATCATACAAACTAAATGAGTTCTTAAGAATTTTAACTTCAGTTGAACCCAATTCAAAACGAAGATCTACATCAGTGACAACCTTATTAGTATATCCATCCAATACAATCAAATTAGGTGGCGTCAAATAATCTTTTCCACCAGATGTAATACCAATTCTTCTAAAAGATGATAACGGATTTACTTTTAAAATTTCAGGTAGATTTAATGATGGGCTTAAAGTGCGATCCGAAGGATAATCAAATCCAATATTTTCAATTGTTGTTCTAAGAATTTTACCAATATCATCACTATCAACTTCTAAAATTGCTCCTGCTCCGTTAGTAGATGAAACAGTGCTGACACCTGGAACAATCTCATATCCATTTCCGCTATTTTGAACAATAACACTGGAAATAGGTCCTGAGACATTTGAAGATTTAGTTTCATAGAAAAGATTTGATGTGTCTGAAGTGTAAGAACTTTGCTCTGGGTAATTAGGAATATTAAAAACAAACGTAGTGGTTCCTACTCCAACTAATGTATGTTCTCCAGAATATAAACTTGAAACCAAATTGATTTGATTATTACTGGAAACTTCTTCATCAATTACAATTTCTTTCTTTACAGACCCAACTAAATCTGGATTTACTACATCTAATTTGTAATAGAGAATTTCTGGAATGAAATCATTCAAAGCTAGTGTTACTGTAGAAGTTGTTACTCCAGTTGTGCCAGATCTTTGAACCTCAAAATTCTTTGATGTTGCAGTTGACTCTATTAGATATTCAAATTTAGGATCTTTATAGAAATTAAGTTTGAATGCAGAATAAGAATTTGATCCTGATGTAAAAGATAAAGATGAATCAGATACGTCAAATTTAATTACTTTGTTTTTATATAAGTTTAGTTTAGGATTAATCGGTGAAAGTGTTCCTGCCGAAGCAGATGTAATATTAATATACTTTGGAATTGCAAGATTTAAATCATATTTTGTTTCACAAAGTCTTATTCTATTTCTGGTAAAGTAAAGAACATAATAAATTTTCTCATTAACTAAACCTCCAGATGGAGAAGATGCTGTGTGGATAACTTTGTCACCTGTTTCAAATCCATGATTTGTAATTGATATAGTATCATTACCAGTATCAACATCCGAAGCAGTGAATGTTTTTGGATTGAATACTGCTCTACGATTATAATTATTATATTTTACAGTAATCGTTTCATCATTTTTAGGAATAGAGTTGAAGGTAACAGTATCTCCTAATAATAAACCATGAGTGCTTGCTGTAGACACAGTGACTACGTTTTTAGATGCTTCTCCTGTTAAAGAATTTAAATTAGTTTTTAAACTATGATAACTTCCACTTCCAATGTTTTGGAAGAAAAGCAAACCAGCTGATGAAACTGTAGATCCAATGCCAACAAAAGTACCTGTGGTTCCTAAACCAACTCTTACAGTGGATATTCCAACAAAATTTTGAGATAAAGATGCTACGTATAGATCTTGATCCTGTGGTAAAGATAAGGATTTAGTTCCATCAAAAACTGTAATCTGAGATCCTCCTTTAGATGAGTATCTAACTTTTTCTCCAGTTTGTAATTGGTGATTAGGAAGGAAAATTGATTGATGAGGAACAAATACCTGCGTTGCGCCTAAACCAGGTAAGGAGAAAGTAATAGTGGTTCCAATGCCAGGAATTGCTGATGTTCCCACTCCTACTGATTCACTTGGCTCAAAATAAAGTTCTCTATTAAGTGGTAATGAGAAATCCGTTATGAATCCTGTTCTTAAAGTAAACTTTCTTGAGTTTTCAAATAACAGTGATCCAGAACTATGTGCTGAACCAACCGTTCCATCAAACTCTCTAAGAACTCTAATTCTTTGAGAATTTGATTCAACATTTAAAACTTGAACTTTTTCTGTGCCAATTCCTAAAACATCATTTTCGCGAATGTAAGGGAATCCAAGTAATCCAGAAACATAAAAATATGTGGTTAATCCTGTAACTCCAGTAGTTCCGACACCGAGTGTTGTGATGAAACTGTCAGTTCTTACTCCAATGCTGTATGATCCCTGTAAATCAGAATACTCAGTGCTAAGACCGGATATTGATATAATTTCTAAATTCTTTAAATTATGAGGAGAAGTTGTAAAAGCAACAACATTTCCTCTACCATCTAATGTTTGAAATTCTACGGATTGTATTGAATTAGTTGATACACCAGCAGTTACTACTTGTTTACCAAATACTTTGTCAACCTTTGCAGAAGCAAAATTTCCATTAGTTGATGAATTATCAAATAAAATTCTATCCGATACTTTATAGTTATTACCTCCAGTTAAAATACCAATTTTTGAAATTCCAGATCTTTTAGATACATTTATTTCAACGTTTTGTTCTTTTATGGTATTTGAGTCAAAAATATAATCATATGAACTATTAGATCCTTTGAATTTGTAGTTGGTGGTGTTTCTTAACCACAGATAACCATTTAAATCATAGTCGTCTTGATTTGACGTTTTTTGGAAGTTGAATGATATGGGTTCAGAATGGTAAGATGATCCAATAAAGTATGGATACGTAGGTCTTCTAAATCCTTCAAAAGGACCTCCCGTATCATTTGAAGTATCATTAATGGTGGCAAAATATGCATATGTTCCATTTGGATATTCTGGAGTGATTCCAAATCTTCCATTGTGCTCATCAAGATCACCATTACCTTTAAACTCAAAATCCTCATTAAAAGATCCGAGTGGGAAATTAGTAGTGCTTGGTCTATTTGACTTTGAAACTGATTCATAACCAGATTTCATTATCTTTGCTGTTCCTCCCTCAGGAGTAGAATAACCATAAGGACCATAAATGGGATTGCCATCATATGCCCAACCAATAATTGGAGAGTGATATTCTGACTCAGTTTCTTGATTATCATTAATAATCAAATCATTGACCCCGTAAAGAATTAAATCTTCGGGTTTTTCATTTTCGCCTCCTTGTTTATTGGCAAAAACATTTTTTCTTAAATTTCTTGGAGCATAAAGATGGCAATATTGCAAACCATAATCAGATCGATCTGATAACGTAACAATACCATCATCAGATTTTATTGTATTAAAATGTTTGGAAAATAAATTAATTGTCCAATTCTGAATGTTTGCAAAAAGTCTTGCTTGAGATCCTGATGGAACAACAGTTAAGATAACTTCATTAGTATATCCAATACCACCATTTAAAACCTTTACTTCCTTAAGTTGACCATTCTCTATAATGGGAGATAACTTTGCATAGTTTCCATTACCATTTACAACAATAGTTGGAGAGGAATTATATCCAGAACCCTCTTTATTAACAAGAACTTTTGAAATCCTACCGTTACTTAATATTGCTGTAAGTTCAGCTCCATTACCAGTATTTAAAGTAAACGTAGGTTGTCTATTATAATTGATTATTTCTTGATTGCCATAGTTAGATCCATTTTCTTTTAAATGAACCGAATCTATTTGACCTCGGAAAATTGGTTTTAAGTTTGCTGCAAAGTTTTGATCAGATAAAGTAGAGACTCCAATATTACCCGACAGAGAAAGAGTGATAGGAGTATAATTAAAAGTATGAACACCACTTCCTACAGACGTTATATCAACAAACTGATTTGTATCAAGATATTCAGTTTTTGTTGTGGTTCCTAACCCTACAGGCGCTAATTTAAATGTGTCATCACTAATTTTTTTGACTAAGAAATTAGATGACGTAGATAATCCACCAATCGCAGTTTCTGATGTTGAATAAACTAATTCTTCACCATCTTGATAACCATGATTACTTATAGTAATTGTGCTTAATGCAGTATTAATTCCTGCGGATGCACATGTTCTTTCTTTATTTTGATATCCTTCTCCAGAATTACTGATTATTACATCAGTGATAACTTTTTTCTTTGAGATTGATTTTAGTCTTTGAACACCGACTCCCAACTCTGATAAACTTACCGTGTTTATTCCAGAAATAGCATCACTCTCTTTTTCAAAAAGTTTTACATTTTTTCCATCAATCACTGAAACATAATAAAATGCATCAGTCGTTAATCCTGAAATCGCTTTTTGCTTATCAGTAACATAAACAACTCTTTCAAAATCTCTAAATCTATGGAAAGTTGAGAATCCAATTACATTAGTTGAAGTGTTTACTAATGAAGAATCTTGAGAGTTAAAAGAAGGTGCGTGTTCTACTTCGGTTAAGTTTACAAAAGCTTCTGCATCTCTTCCATTTCCACCTGTAATTGTAATTACTGGTGTATTGAGATAATCGAATCCACCATCTATAATATCAACTCTTTCTAAAGACCCTCTTACTGAAACAGAACCAGTAGCACCAATTCCTTGAGAATCTGAAATATTTAAAATCGGAGGATTGATTACATCATAATCTTGCCCAGGTGCTGTGACTACAACATCATTTAATTTTCCATAGAATAATGTTTCCGATGATTTATAATTTAGAATTTCAACTCCATTAACCAAAATACCTGTTTTTCCAGGAACCGTGGTGTAGTCACCACTCTTATTAGTAGGATCTTTAATCTCTCTCAGTATATTCTGAGACTTGAGTAATTTATTATTGTAATCAAAATATTGAATAGAGTTGTTAGTAACTACACCTGATACTGATATGAATTTACTATCAGCTAAATTGGAAGGGCTACTTGCAAGATTAATTGTAGTTGAGTCTACTCTTTTTACAAAATAAAGACCCTCTTCTAATTCTGGGAATTTACTTTCAGTGACTGTTACCACATCAAATCCTTCAATCACCTCAGTGCTGGAAGTTTCACCAGGATTATAATAAATTTTATCGCCAGTGAAAAATCCATGATCAGTATTTTCAGTGATTTTAATATCTTCACCACTAAATGTTCCTGAAAAATTAACTGATCTATCATAAGGATCAATCGTTTCCCCGTCATAAAACGGCAATGATGCTGAAGCGACTAATACTTCATCATCAAAATTTGTATATGTGTTTTGAACATTGGCAGAATTATTATTTAAATGGGGATGAAGCGTAGAACTTACTTTTCTAATATCTCTTGTAATAGTTAAATCAATATCTGTAGGGATTGATCCCTGACCAGACAAGAAAAATCTACTAGCAGAAACAATGTCAACAACAGTTCCTACTTTTTGGATTTGATTTACTTTTATCTCATCACCTAATTTAAAATTATTTTTGTCAAAAGTTTCTATGTCATATGTAAAGTTAGAAGAGTCTTGAAGAGATATATTATTAACTTTAAATGTATTTGCTACATTATCAATCCAATTACTTCTTCTGATTGTTGAGGAAGAAATTCCAAGTGATTGAATTTTAGCAGTGTCATTTTTTGAAAATCCAAATGTTTTTTCTGGAAGTTCAACCTCATCTAAAACAGATCCAACTCTAACTTTTATTTGATTATCTGTGGTTAATCCCGAATAACCATAAGCAAAACAATCAAGTCTAACGTTATCAGCAAGATCTAAATCTTTAGAAAGACCATGAACATTATAGAACTGAGTAATAGACTTTCCAGTGTATGCAATACTAATATTTGCATTTTCTAATATTAAAGTTCCTGTTGTAGGAAATCCAACAGTAGAATCAACATTAATTATTGAAGATCCAGAGGATACTTTTGAAGTTGATTTTGTAAATGGATGAACAGTAAAGTTTCCATACAAAGATCCATCAAGAACTAAATCTTTGTTATAGTCTGCATCATAACTTAACTTATAATATTCTTTATTATCTACAAAAATTTTCTCTACATCAGTTATAGGAGCGTATGCTCTAGAAATATCATAACTTGTTTTTTCGTCTTGATATAAAGTGTTATTAAGAAGATCAAGGGGATTACCCTCTAAAGACTGTACAATGAGGTCTCTGGTGCGTCTGAACCCTGCGTCAGAGGGTCTGAACAGGAACTCTCTAGGTTTGACGACTTCAACTTTTTCTCCATACAATGCACCAAATAAAATCTTGAAGGATTCGTCGGTTCCTTTAGACTCATAGAAATCTTTTGATCTTTTGATAAAGAGTCTTTGATTTAAATTTGAATCAAGAGATCTATCATCAAATCCTGGAATAAATTGTTTTTTTAATTTTTTTAGAAACTCATCTAAAAACAATCCACTTAGGTTAGTAATAACCGCTTGATCATCATGGTTAGCAGCAGTAGATGAAGAAAATACTAACTCGTCTGGTGAATTTGTTTTATGATATGATGTTACTCCAGAAAACCCTCTGATACATCCAGTAAATGAAGTGTCTGTTTTACCAGTGTAAGTAATAATTTCATCATCAATCTTAATTAAACCATATCTATCAGGAAATCCACGAGTGAATGTAGCTACTTGATTATCAAAACCCGATACTGAAATGGTTGTATCATCAAAACTTATATCACCTGATAATACAGTAGTGCTAATAGAGTCAAATATTTCCTCAAGTTTTATATACTTGTCAATATTAGTGATAAGATCATATGATCCACCAGGATATTCCTGCGAAATATAATACTGTTTTAAAAAATCAACAAGCAGTGGTGAATCTTCCTTTACGTAACTAGGAAGTTGATTATCAACAATTGATTGTATTTTAACTCTTGTCTCTGCCATTTATCTTATTCTTAGTATGTTGAAGAGGAGGAGGAGGATGTATATGATGTTGAAGGTGTAGACGCTGTTGTCATGGTAGAACTTGTGGTCGAACTACTCAGTGTCGCTGTGGGTGTGGTTGTCTGAGTTGTAGTCTGTGCAGATGTAACAACATCTCCTCTTACTAAATTGCCGTTTGAATAACTTGATGATGTAGTATAGTTAGAACCGGAAATGTCAGCACCAGATGATATTTGATCCGCTATCATATTAATTGATAAGTTATTAGTATCTAGTTGCAAATAAAGATCCTGTAATCCAATAACATCATTTGAATATGGAATGGCAGAAATTTCAATAATGGGAATTCCTTTGTTAACTATTGTGGATATAATATTAATTGGTTTTAATTTTACCTCACCTTTTATATAATCAATCGATCCAACATTTCTTCTTACAATTTGTGGTTGTGTTGGTGATATTAATCTTATCAAATTGACAGTTCCCTCTTTTAAACCTGAAGAGGGAGTATCTGCTAAGTAAACTGTTGATGCAATGCCATCAACAGTAAAACCAGATGACTTAATATTGTATCCAACAACTGTTCCTCCATTCACAGGGGAGTGACCATGGTTTTTAATATAAAATCTATTTCCAAAACATACCTCATACTCAGCAAATGAATTTAAAACAGGGCGCAAATCCCTTCTCATTTCAACAGTGGTTAT